TGCTCCCCCAGTAGGCACTGACCCAACGACCTCATCGCTTTGGGTTGAAGTAGGTAATGACTTAGGAAATTCTCAAGACCTTACAAGCCGTTATTACTGGGTATATACTTACCAGCATTGGGTCAATTTGTGGAATGCGACGATGCTGGATGTGGGCGAGTTTGCCTCTGCTCCCGGTGCGACTTCCACTTGTGCGTATCAAGATACTTACAACGCACTTTATGATGCTTACACTACGGCTGGTGGTATTGGTGCTGATTTTCCTTATCCAACTTTTGGGTCTTTTTGTAATGCTGTGTATCCCCCCGTGATGAAATACGATGCCTCTACTTCTAAGTTTGATATCTATCTGGATAGTGCTGGATTCGGTCAGCGTCTGACATCATTCACGCCAGTGCCTTATTCGGCGGGTCCTCCCGTTGTTGTCGGCTTACCAGAACACCTCCAGATGCGTCTATTTTTCAATACTAATATGTTCGGCTTGTTTGCTAATTACGGCAACATTTATTACAATACCCCGACTATTGCGGGTTTGGGTGCTGTGCCAGATGGCTATGTGAATGAAATTGTGGCATACAACAAAGCATTCCAGAATATCGCAGACTTCCGGCTTTCACCGTATGAAGGCCTTGCCCCCCTTGGCTACAATCCAGTGAGTTTGACTGGCATACAAATCACACCGAATATGATGGGACGGGTCTATTATTTAGCACAGCAAGACTATTCCTCTACGGATACGCTCTGGTCTCCAGTGTCTTCCATTGTTTTCACAAGCACACTGCTTCCCGTCAAATCAGAGGCTACGGGTCAGCCCGTGGTGCTGGGTGTTGGCAATTTGGGCTTCAGTCAAGCCACCGTCCAGTCTGCTTTCCAGCCTATCATTACGGACATCGCATTGGATACGAGTTCTAGCAATGCCGACGCTTACCGCAAGTTTATCTACTACGCTCCAGCCGCTGAATACCGTCTCTCCGACTTCTCTTCTTCAAAGCAAGACATCCGGAACATTGACATTCAAGTCTTCTGGAAGAACCGTCTGGATAATCAGTTGTATCCTATCAATATGTTTAATCTGTCAAGCGTTTCCATCAAGGTGATGTTTAAGCACAAGGATGCCAAATAGCCAGATTTTGGTTCAATCTATCCCAAAAATCCCTTTTCTAAAGGAAATTTTGGAATATCTCCGCCACTTTTTTTCGGTGTATTAATTATAATAGAAGATGAGTGCGGACATTGAGAAACTCGCCGTCTTTGACTCTCGCATCGTTCAGAGTCGCCCGAAGTATGCTGTAGAGAAGGGTGCTTTGTCTCTAACGAACGCCCCTTTTAATGCCATCGCCGCCACCCAGTCCCAGCACACATACAATATCTATGTGCCTTCTGAGAATGTGTATGTTGATAGGGCTGTTGAGTGGAGTTCTACGGTGTATATGTCAATGACTGCCACCTTTTCCTTTGTGCCTCCAGAGACCCGCCCTATCGCCCAGTGGGGTCGTGATTGTGCCTTGTGTGCGTTCCCTCTTAACTCCCTTTGCTCTACCCTTACGGCGACGATTAACGACACCACGAGTGTGATTAACTCCCAAGATGTGCTGAAGGAGGTTCTGCGTCTAACTGATTACAAGAAGAACCGTCTCCAGCGGACTTGCCCGACAATGTTGGATAAGTATGCCAGTTATAACGACTGTGCTGGTAATATCAACAACCCTCTTGCTGGTATTGAAAACCAGACTGATTTCTCCGAGACACCCAACGGTGCTTTCTACAATGTAATTTACACTGACCCCCAAGGCAACCCTCTTTCTGCTCCTTCTGCCCCCGTTGCTGGTGTTGCTCCCCCCGCTTTTACTGGTGCGAACTATATCTCCCTCAACGGCACTCCTTGCGTTCCTTTCAATTGGTTAGTTGGTTCTACTTACGCCACCGCTGCCAATGGTGGCTCATTAGTCCTCTATAACGGTGCTGTTTGGCTCTCAGTTGCTCCAGTAGTTGGCACTGCTCCCGCTTCTCCCGCTTGGACTTCCCTTGGCAACATCGTGGGTCTTGCTCTACCTATCTATTTCCGCTGGGGTTCTACCGAGAAACTTGTGCTTTCTCCTTTTGTATTCTCCGACTGCCACGAATGGGACACTGGTCTCTTTGGCATCAACAACATCCAGTTAATTATGAATCTCCAAGCCCCCACACGCCTTGTTCGTAGCACTCAGAAGTTTGGTGTCAGCATTTCCAATCTTCAGTATAACGCCACATCCAGTGCTGGTTCATTCAGCAATTCCCGTGTAAATTGCCAGTTCCTAACGCCTTCTCTGGATGTGCCTCTGCCTCCTAAGTCAGTCGTGCCGTATATGGAGTTCCCCCGCTACATTACGGCATACCAAGGTGGTGCGATTCCCGCTGGTGCGACGGCTCAGATACAGTCGCAGACTATCACGCTTCCCCAGATTCCCGACCTTTTCATCATCTATGTGAAGCCCAACCCCGCAACTCTCTCTAACACCCAAGGCGATTTCTACCTACCCGTTGCGACATCTGCCGACAATATCACTGCCCCTCTAACAATTAACTTTGACAACTTCTCCGGTCTGCTCTCATCCCAGACGGCAGAGCAGTTGTATGCGATGTCCGTCAAGAACGGTCTGGATATGGACTGGAACACTTGGGTGGGTGAAGCACACACTGGTGCTACTCTACAGCAAGGCACACTTGGCGGGTCCGGCCAGAACTTCGGTGGTGGTGCGAACAGTCGTGTTCCTATGGTTGGTGGTCTGCTTGTTCTCAAGCCTTCACAAGACATAACGCTACAGACGGGACAAGCCCCTTCCCTCGTAGGCAACTTTACCTTCCAGTTCAACCTCACGGTGAAGAACACTTCCAATGTCGCCCAGTCTGGCGTTCAGTTATTCGTAATTACGGCGAACTCTGGCTTCTTTGAATCAATCCGTGGCTCTTCCCGCATCATCAAGGGCGTTCTCTCCGAGCAAGACATCATCTCCGCTCCCCTTGCTCCCCACGGCCCTCGTGATATGCTCTCTCGCTATGTTGGTGGTGCGGGTATGTTCGGCAGTCTTGCGAATGTGCTTTCAAAGGCGAAGGACATCTACAACCAGACAAAGCCCGTTGTGTCTGCCGTGAAGGGAATGCTTCCCGACTCTGGAATGATGGGGCAAGTAAAGGGTGCGTTGGGTTCAGTAGGCTACGGCACTGGTGCTGGAACGGGTGCTGGAACGGGTGCTGGAACGGGTGCTGGAACTGGGGGTCGCCGTCGTGGCCTATCCGCCCGGCTGATGTAAAAAATCAACAGTAGTGCGTTTTTGCGAAAATAATCAATACGGCGAATTTTTTTTTCGTTGTATTAATTATAATAGAAGATGGCTGTCAATTTGGTGCTTGACAATGGCAACTTTCCATCCAACGATGCGAATATTCTTGTAGCGGCTGGACTAAGGGTTGGGTCTGTTGGTGTTTCTTCTGGTGGTGCTGGTGGTTTTACGAACTCACTCACTCTTACTGGCTTTCCGAATGTTCCCAGCGGTCCGGGAGTAGCACCTAATCAACTCCTTCTTGATGGATGCTATGCTCGTTGGGATGCGGGGACATTTACTCCCCCTAATACAGCGGCGGCGACTGCTACTATGGGAATTTTAGATGGAGGTCAGCCTTCCCTCCAGATTCAGATGAACCAGACTGCTCCTCTTTCCAATCCGGGTGCTGTAGCACTTGATATATATGCCTCGGTGAATACCTCCGCAGCGAATAGTTTAGTAGTTGCCCGTCCAAGTGTGTCATCCGCTTCCCTTGCGTATCCCGCTGGGTCTTACAATGCGGCTCGGACGCAAGTCGCTGGTGCTGATGCTATTGCGTGTCCCACGATTACCGGTGCTTGTGTTGTCAAGACTTGGTTGGCTGGTCTAACTGGCGTTGTTGGTGCTACTGCCGTTGTTCCCGCTACGGTGTCTGGCATCACAGCCGGAACTGGATTCACGCTCAACGGCACTATCGGTGCTATTTACGGCTACGAGGTTTTCTATGCGTAATCATTGGAACAAAAATCTAATTCTAAGTAAAGATGTCCGACCCAACACCTTACATTGCTACGATTAAGCATTTATATTCGGGTTTTTTTGCTACGAATACGAATGAAGCAACAAAGGAAATAACTAAAGAGCCACTGTATAGGACTTTCGGTGATGGGAATGTAGCATCCTCATTACCCAAAGAAGGGGAATGCCTTCACGGCTCATCTAAATTTTTATGTGTATTGTGCGAGAATAATAATCATAATAAATTTATTCTAAATTGGTATGGTATCAATAAATCTACCACAGCACCTTCAGTGCCAGATTGTTCGGTGAAAACGGGTCTTTCTTCCAATCCCCTTTTATCTTTGAATGCGACTTCTGAAACACATTCTGCTTCTTTGACGCAGTCCCTTGGGGGGCTTGTTTCGTCTTCTCCAAATGCGACCAAATCAGATGGTCTCCGTATCCCACCCTTCCAAAGAGAACCATCCTTCCATCTTCGTTAGGCATTGCTAATTTATGAACGCCATCCGAAGCAAACCCTAATAATTTCGCTCCATTACCATACCCGGCATCTTTTGCCTTCTTCTGTGCTTTTTTCAAATACACGGAAGGACTCAGCCCGGCTTTACGCAATTGTGTCATAAATTTATCTTTTCCTCCGCCTTCAAACTGGGTCAATCTATGCCCTTGTAGTAAATCATAAGCCGTTCCAGCATACGGCACATTCTTAACAAGCGTATTGAACGCATCACGATTGGCTGGACGCACCTCCGGTGTTTTCTCCAAGAAAGGCTTGGCTAAGTTATACAGTGGGTCGTTTTCAGCAAATATACGCTCGTTTTGAATATCAGTGTTTTTGAAGTTCTTGGGCTGTATTGCCGGATTATAGGAAACACCGGATTGAATTAGACCCATTTGTAGAAAGCCGT